TATTCGCAAAAAAAACAATCTGTATGCCCTCCAGCCCATCATGCTCGCCGCCATGATGGGCGATGGTGAACTCTTCACGCATCCCGTCTTTGATCCTTCGGGCATCGAGTGGTCACTCAATGATCGCAGCAAGCGAGCCTTTCAGATCCAACTCATCAGCCGTGACCAGCTCACCAATGGCGATGTGCAGACCAGTGAGGCGCGGAAACTCCGCTGGTTTGATGGGCTGCAATACAATGGGCTCGATCAGCTCCAGCTCCTCCGGCTCAATCAAGACGCCGATGCCACGGGCTACACCGCATCCAAAAAATTCACCGACATCCCCGCCGTGAATGGCATGGGGCACCCGAATATCTTCCACTTGATGGCAGACACTCGCGTGCATCAATACCACGGCGATCCCTTTATTTTTTCCAGTGGTCGCGATCTGATCGACTCACTCGATTTGAAGGCCCTGCGCAAGCATTCCGCCAAGGTCCGCGCCTCGCTCCTCGGTGCCACCACCACGCGGGATGGCAAGACGCTCAATGCACTGGAGAGCATCAAGGTCGCTGAGCAGGGCGGCACACCTGCTGCCGATACAGGCCGCCGATTCGTCGAAGTTGCTGAGGGGGCAGTGTTCCTGCCCATGAGCGATAGTGAGACCTTCAACTTTTTCAACAACCCGCAGGAGGGCATCCCGTTTCGCGACATCCTCGCCGATTTGCTGCACCCTTTCATGTTTGAGTTTGGCTATCCGCCCGAGTGGATTTTCACCCGAGGCAAAGTGGGCGGGGTTGAGTATCGCGGCTTGCTCCAGCAGGTCGCCCGCGCCCATGAGGGCCTCCGCGCTCGCTTGTATCCTTTCCTAGAGTGGCTGTGGGAAAAGGTCATCGGCACCGCCATGATGCCTGGCGGCCCATTGTTCCAGTATGCAGATGTCCCTGACTGGAATGAAATCGACTTCATCACCGACCCTGATCCATCCGTGGACGCCGGCCGCGACAACAAAGCCGACCACGAAAACCTGGGCGAAAACCTCATCACCCCAGATGACTTCATTGAGCGCCGCACCGGCATGGATGGCGAGGCCGTGCGCCATGCCTCCATTGATCAAAAGCTCAACAACATCCGCTACGCCATCTCGCAGGCAAAGCGCATCCCGATCGAGAAAGTGGAAATCCCCGCCTCCATCGCCATCGCCGTCGGCATGGGGCTCAAGACACTCCAGGCCGCCTCTGGCACCCTGAATACCCTTAGCCCCGCCACCCTCGCCGCCGACATCGCCGCGCTGGATGCCCCCTGATTCCATGATGAGCCCACCGCGAGAGATGAGATAACCGCAGAGAAAACCATCCAGCCTCATCTCTGCGGTTATCCCATCTCTCGCGGTGTTTTATTCCCCGTCATTTTTTGACATGCCATCGCCAGCATGTCCCGCTCCTGGCTCCAAATCAAAAACATCGGCCCCAAAGAGGGCGAACTCCGCATCCGTGGCATCATCGGCTACTCGAACCAATCCGGCGAAGACTGGTTCGGCCCCTACGAAGGCGAGGGAGGCACCGTCAAGGAGATCGAGGAAGAGCTCCGCGCACTCGGCCCGATCGAGACGCTGAACGTCTATATCTCCAGCGAGGGCGGACTCGTCTCCACTGGACTCGCGATCAACAGCATCCTCGCCCGGCACAGTGCCAAAAAGATCGTCCACATCGACGGTTACGCCTACTCCATCGCCACCGTCATTGCGATGGCGGGTGACGAGATCCGCATGCCTGCGAATGCACTCATGATGATCCACAATGCCAGCACCTACGCCGTGGGAGATTACCGCGACATGGAGCGCGAGGCAGAGGCGCTAAAAGCCCACAACATCGCCATCCGCCGCGCCTACGCCGCCAAAAGCGGACGCGATGAAAAGGAGTTCGCCGCGCTGATGGATGCCACCACCTTCATGGATGGTCCCACGGCAAAATCGCTTGGGCTCGTCGATGTCGTCACCAGTGAGATGAAGCTCAGCAATCTCTCCGTCTCCGATCGTTTCCGTGCCTCCGCAGACTTCGCAAAGATGCCCGCTCGCTGGTCTGCCCTCTTTGACACCCCGCCGCCATCCTCGCCTACCGCGTCCCTCACATCCTCCAAACCAAACATGAAACCCATCATCGCACTCGCCGCCGCCCTCGGCATCACCCTGCCGGAAAACTGCACCGAAGACCAAGCCGTCGAGGCCTTCAAGGCCCACAAGCCCCAGTCTCCCGGCAAAAACGTCGTCATCGACTTTGAAGACGCCGCCGTGAAAGCCGCCTTTGACGCCCGCATCACCGAGGTCACGAAGGCCGACAAAGACCAGATCACCGCCCTCAAGGCCGACCTCGCCAAAATCCAAAACCTCCTCACCAACGGCCCCGCCGCCGCAGCCGGTGGCAACCCTCCCGTGCAAGGTGCTCAAGGCAATGGTGGCGAGAAAAAAGAGAACACCATGCCCCGCGCCGAGTGGCGCAAGCTCTCCCCCCACGCACAAGCCAAGTTCTTCTCAGACGGTGGACGGCTGATCGAAGAATAAGACTCACACATAAAACCCAAAAAACACACACATCCACGATCCCATGAAATCCATCAACGCACTCCTCACTCTCGCCATCACGTTCCTTGTCGCCACCCTCGCGATGCAGGGCCGTTATGAACTCGCCGCCCTGTCCTTTGTGGCAGGTAGCGCCGTCAGCTTTGGGCTCCATTACAGCCCATCGCCCACCCCATCGCTTTATTTGAATACCTTCACGAATCTCATCGCGGATGCTTATGCTGCGCTGAATGTCGTCAGTCGTGAGCTGACTGGGGCACTGTCCTCGGTCACGCGTGATCCCCGTGCAGATCGCTGTGCGCAGAATGCCACCATGCGCAATCCCATCGCCCGCACGAATAGTGCTGTAGGTAATGTGACTCCTGGTATGGCCTTCCCTACCGCTGCTTATCAGACTTTTGATAATCGCAGCTTCACCATTCAAAAAAGCCGTTTCGCCCCCTTCTCCTGGACGGGTGAAGAGGAATACACCATGAACGAAAACGGCCCTGGTTCGCTCAATCTCCAGCAGCAGCAGATCGCCGAGGCCATCCGCGCTCTGGTGAATGAAATGGAGGCCGATGTCTGCACCTATGGCGCACTCGGCGCATCCCGTGCTTACGGCACCGCTGGCACCACGCCTTTCGCGACGAATCTGGCTGATGCCGCTCAGATTCGCAAAATCCTTGATGACAACGGCGCACCTCTCTCGGGCCGCTCCGCTGTGATCAATACCAGCGCAGGCGCAGCTCTCCGCACGCTTGGACAGCTCACGAAGGCCAATGAAGCAGGCAATACCATGACCCTGCGTGATGGCGAGATCCTCAACATCCACGGCATCTCCTTCAAGGAGTCCGCACAGGTGTATAATGCCACCAAAGGCACCGGCGCTAGCTACCAGCTCAGTGCCGCCCTCGCCGTGGGGGACACCACCGTGAATGTGGACACCGGCAGTGGCACCATCCTCGCTGGCGACATCGTCACCATCGGCGCACACAAGTATGTCGTCACCACCGCGCTGTCTGGCGGCAGCTTCACCATTGAGAAGCCCGGCATCCTGGCGGTCGTCGCGGACAATACTGCCATCACCGTGAATGACACCGCAGCTCGCAATCTCGTCTTCACACAGAATGCCATGCTGCTCGGCACACGTCTTCCCGCCTCTGTGGGCAAAGGAGACCTCCGTATCGACAGCGAAGTCGTCACCGATCCTCGCACTGGCATCGCCTTTGAGATCGTCGCATGGCCTGGCACGGATATGGTTACTTACCACGTCCGCGCCGCCTGGGGTGTCGCGGTGATGAAGCCAGAGCACATCGCCGTCCTTCTCGGTTAGTCCCTCCACCGCCCGCGTCACACCTCGTGACGCGGGCTTTTTATTGAACTGCATCACCTCATGAAAACTGCCACCTACTACATCCTTGACTCAGACGGAGCATTGAAGCCTCTCGCGGGCATCGTCCTCCACGAAGGCAAAAACGCCGATGGCATCACCGTCGATCTCGCGGAAAAGCAAACAGAGGCCCCTTTCATTCTCGGGGCTCCCGTCTCCACCGCTCCGCAGGCTGGTTATGCCGTCCTGGTGAGTGAGGAAGAAGCCAAAGCCGCCGCTGAAGCTAAGGCCGCCGCTGAAGCCAAAGCCGCCCCTGAAGCCAAAGCCGCCCCTGAAGCCAAAAAGTCCAAGTCCAAAGATTGACACCCGAAACCCATTTCAGCACCGCGTAGCATCCTCTGCGTGTTGTTGGTTGCCTATGAGAGGCCGTTGCGAGCATAGCGCAGCGGCCTCTCATTTTGCAATGACACATCACTATCCACATGATCACCGCCCTTCAAGAGTCCATCCTCGCAGAGCACCGCTACACCGCCCAGGTCTATCCCGCGACACTGCTTTTCACTGGGCGCACACAGGCGGTGCGCGGGGCCGCTCGGGTGAAGACGGGGCTGCGACTGGAGCTAGAGGCGGGCAGTAGCCAGGTGAGCGAGCTGTATGCCGATGTGGAGATGTGCCATCTCCCCCGTGCTGAGCTCTACGAGTCGGATGGCCGAGTCCGCTCCCGTGAGATCACGCATCTTGGCGTCATCTACCGGCTCAAGGATGTGCAGCAGGATGGCGTCATCTGGCATCTCCGCGCCGAGCGAGTCACCCCAGTCACCGCATGATCCGTCTCCAACTCGATACCTCCAAGCTCCAGAAAAAAATGCGCCTCGTCCCGCGAGAGGTGCCCAAGATCATGCAAAAAGTCGTCGAGACTGACGCACGCGGATTCGTGAAGGACATCATCGCCATCACCCCGCCCTCGCAGGGCCGGGCGAACACCGAGGCGAAGAAGCGCGGTGAGGCCCGCGTCGCGGGTGATGTGCGCCGCATCTACGCCACGGCAAATCAGGCTTTCGAGTCCATTAAAAAAACCTCTCCAGACATCGCCGCCGCCTTCTGGAAGCACATCCGCCAGAATCGCTTTGCAGAGGCCACACAGCTCCTAGAGCATGCCAGTGATGACCGCATGCGGCATGCCCGCGTCGTCTCCACACCCGCAGAGCAGATCCACCAGCGCATGCGTGGAAAGCGTGGCGGCGTCTCCAAAGGCACCCCTGTGCATCAGGTCATCCGCCAGACCAAATCACTCAATGACTACCTGAAACAGCAGATCGCCAAAGTCGGCAAACTCGCCGCCGGATTCAATGCCGC